TACGCACCACCTCCATCGCTTCGCCCAGCGTGTCGCCGGTCAGGTCCACCATGTCGCCGGGCACGTCGTCCTCGTGCAGCAACTGCACCTTGCTCGTGAACGAGAACAGGATGCCGTAGTTGATGAGCGTGAGCGTCACATCGGTGTAGTCCACCGTGTACGCCGTCGGGTCCGCGCCTTCTGTCAGCTGCAGGTTGGCGCCGCCTGCGGTGTTCACCAGTGCCGGGGTGATGTTCGGCGTCTCGAACGCGGTCGTGTTGAACGGACGTAGGCGACGGAACGAGATGTTGTCCGTCATGTTCAGCGGCATCTCGGCGTTTTTGGCGAACTTGCCGCTGACCTCCACCATGGCGACGCGCCGCAGCATCTCCTTGGCTGCCATGGTGTTGGTCCGGGGGCTTTTGGTCGAATAGGTTTGCGTGGCCATTTAGGCGCTCCTTAAATGCGAAAGGGACCGTGCTTCTCAGCTACGGCCCCTCGATGGGTGGGTGTTGGGTGGCTTACGAATTCTTCGTCAGCTCATCCCAGTATTCGTCTTCGGTCAGGTCGTCAAGCGACTTGTCCGGCACCCTTCGGGTGCCGTTCGGAGTGACAGCGGCAGCGATGCGCTTGTTGCGTTGTGCTTGCACGCCCTGCTTCGCTGCGGCCGAGGCTTGCGCCTGGTCGAACGTATTCAGTGCAGCAGACATCACAGCGGCGCGTTCAGTGCCTCGCACCTTGGCCTGGTAGTCAGCGGGTTGCGTTTGCAGCCATGACTGAAAGGATTGGCCGGTGAGTTTCTGCGCCCAATCTGGGTGCTTGTTCTCCAGCAATTCTTCCTGCACGGTCGCCATCGCTTCGGCTCGCATCTGCTGGCGCATGGCGTCAGCGTCAACGACCTGGCCGCGGGCTTCCTCGATTGCCTCGACGACCTCGGGCAGTTCCTCGCGCAGCGCATCGAGTTTGGTCCGTCGCGGCGGTTCAGCTTGTGGCGCAGGCGCTTGTGGGCGCTGGGCCAGTTCTCGCTGGAGGGCTGCGACTCGACCTTCGGCGCTTCGCACGCGCTGCTCAACCATTTGCCTGTCGGCAGCCAGGGCATTGCGCACAGCTTCGGGGAGTTCTGCATACGGGTCGGCGGGTGCCTGCTCTGAGGGCTTTTGTGCGGCGGGCGCGGGATCAGGCGCGTCAGCGGTATCGCTGTCGGCGTGGTCTTCGGCTCCGTCGAACACATCGGCTGGCGTCCCTGCTTCATCAGCAGCGGCCAGTTCATCCCACAGTGCATCGTCAATCGCTGGGTCGGGTGCTTGTGTCAGTTCCATGGTTCATTTTCGTCTGGGAACGGCTTTGCAGCCACGATGCCCAACGCAGCCAGGGCCGGGTCAGACGCTTGTGCTGGCGTTTGTAGCGCGAGCAATTCTTTGAGTTCTGCGATGCGACCGCGCAGCTTCGCGGTCGTCACCGGGTCGGTGTCTTTTTCCAGTCGAAGGCGTGCGGCTGCAAGCCGGGCCTCGAACTGTTCACGGGCGCGGTGCCAGGTCGGCGTGCGCAGGTCTTCGGCGTTCAGCATCAGATGCCCTGCCCCGTCACCAGCTTCAGGTTCTTCTCCTGGGTGAACAGGTCGCGCTTGGTGTTCAGTTCTGCGGCGCTCTTGGTCAGCATCGCCTTGAGGCTTTCCAGGCTGATCTGTTTGCGGCCGGCGAACTCCATGACTTGAATCTCGCGCTCGATTTCGCGAATCATCAGTTGGTGCTGGCGCTCACGCTCGTTCTCGGCCAGGTCAACCTCGCGGTCTGCTGCGCGGTCCTGTGACCTTGCGCTCGTCTCAATCTCTATCTGCTTCGTGCGCTCTGCGGCGGCGGCCAGGCGCGGGTCTTGCGGCGGCGGGGTCTGCTGCTGCTGGGCCTCGATCTCTTTCCAGCGCGCTTCGGTGTACTGAATCGTGGCCGGGTCGAAATGATTGGCCTTGCACATTTCGGCAAACCACAGTTCGGGGTCGATCTTGAACTTCGGGTTTTCCACCATCGGCCCGGTCTGCATCAAAAACTGATTGCTCTGGTCGCGCTGGAACAGCGTGCTGCTGCCCTTGGCCTTCACCTGCAGGTCACCCTTGATGGCCTCTGGCCCGTTCTGCATGCCCCAGTCGTAGTACCTCGTCAGGTGCGGCACGAATATCGAGTCGTCGGCCTGCTTGGCAATGCGGCGCAGCAGCCCGCTGGCGTTGTTTTGCCGCATGGTCTGCCCGCCCAGCGTTTCCGGTCGGCCCTGCGCCTGCTCTCCTTGCAGCAGCATCGGCATCGCGGCTGTCTCGTCGGCCATCTGCAACGCGAAGTTGATGATGTTTTGAAGCTCGGCCTGGTTGCTCGGGATCGTGAAAACCGCCATCGCGCCGCGGATGTCCGTCGTCGTGTCGTCGCCCTCGAAGAACCACAGCTTGCGGCCAGTGATTTCGTAGCGGCCGTCGGCCGGCTGCACCAGACCCTTGCGCATGATGATCTGCGGCCCACTGCTCAAGCCCGCGTTTTCCAGCATGGCACGGGCGGAGGCGTTCAGCATGCGCTGCGGCACGGCCATCTTGCGCGCCACCCCACGGCCCCACGGCTGGCCTGGCATCGGCTCCCATGGCAGCACGTCGTATGGGAAATCGCCTGTGTCGAGGGGGTTGATCGCCGCCTTGACGATCTTCTCGTTCACCATGGTCACGATGGCGGCCATGTGCGTCGGTGCGTCCTCACCGGCCGGCAGCTCATCCACGCCCAGGGCTTCGAGATCCTTCGTCTCTACGTCGCCGTAGTAGTACCAGACCTCGAACACATCGCTGTCGTTCGTCTGCGTCTCGCCCGGGTAGTCGCGGCCGTTTCGGTCGTTGCGGGCGCGCTTCTTCGGGCCTTCTTCCAGCACCAGCCGGATTTCGGCTTTCAGGTACTCCGGGTCTTTTGCCAAGCGGCGTAACTGGCGCGCTGTCAGATGGTCCCGCTCAAGAAAGTAGCTTCCTTCGTGAATGTTCTCGCCGCATGCCGGGTCGGGGAAGGCGTCCCAGTAGCTGATGCACCGGCTCGTCGGCGCAATGCGTTCCTTGGCCTCCAGCGTCGTGACGCCGTTGACCGTGCGCCACTTCTTGTCTGTGCGAACGATCGGGAACGGGCCTTTCAGGATGCCGGTGCCGACGCGCGCCGCGTCCTTGATCGTCTTCCTGAACTCGGCGTAGACGCGGCCTTCAACGAACTGATCTTCGACCCACTTCTCGTGCTCGTCAGCCATCGTCTGCGCTTTGACCATGACCACGCGGGCCGCCAGTCCAGATGGCACCTGCGTACCGTCGGTCAGCGTCACCAGTTCCTGATCGCCACCATCTATGGCCTGCGCCAACTCGGGCACCGGGGTCGGGTCGAACCCCCAAGGCTTGTCGTCGCTGGGCAGCAGCATTTCGCACACCCGCGCCTCGGCCGCATCGGTTTTGGGCTGGGTGATGTTCAAGAACACCTTGCTGCGCCCGCGCGTCGCGCCCTCGTGCGCACCTGGCGCGTGGCCCTTCAGCGCAGCCAGTTCGCCTGCTCTGCTCGGGCGGCTCACCTCGTCGTAGCCGTTGTACTGGTCCTCGTCCTCGCGCCATATCTGCTCGATGCCGCTGGACTGCCGGGCGTTCATTGCCTCGGTGCGGCGCTTGCTGATGACGCTGGCCAGTACGGTCTTGCGCGCCTCAAGGGCGGCGGCGGCGCGCTGCTTGCGCTCGTCGTCGTCCATCTGGAATGGTTCGTTCATGTGCGGCGCGTCCTCGGGCTCAAAGGCCCATTTGCTCGTCCATGACGCCGTACACCGTGACGGTGCTCGGGTTAATGGTCGTGCCCTTCGTTGTGTCGCCGGGGATGGCGAAGGTCAGCGCCAGGCTGTCGCCTCGATCGGGGCTCTTGACGCCTCTGGCCTTCAGATCGTCCTTACTCTCCAGCAGCAGCTCGCCGCTTTTGTAGCCGTACCGGATTGCGGTGAGGTCGGCGCGCAGTTCGGGCGTGTTGGGTATCGACGCCACAGGCAGCCAGTCGCGCATTTCGCGCCACATGAACGCGCGAATGTTGTAGTCGCTGCCGTTGCCCATTCGGATTGAGGCGTTGACCTCGACCACGATCTCGCGCACCTTGCCGTTTGATCCTCGCACGGGTGGATACCAGCCGCGCATCGTGTCGACCACACCAGAACCCCAGCCACCGGACCCGTCCACCGCGATCTGCTCGG